ATTGTGCGGCTGTTTGCCCAGCTGGTGAATTAGCACCTGCAGCAAGTGAAACACCAATAAATCCTTGGTTATCAGTTGCATCAGACAATATATTCGTTGATGATGTTATTGCTTGTGCTGTATCCATACCAATTGGTACAATCATTGCCTTACTTACTGCTTGAGCTTGTAAGTCTGCTGCTAGTGGAAATTTAAATGCATCAAACCCACTTGAATCGATATTGAGTGTAATGGTTTGCGTTGCAAGCGTATCAACAACAGCAGTAATCGTGCCGGTAAGACCATTGATTTGCGTCATGCCATAAATGCTTGTACCAGCTCGTTTTTCAACAGGCACAATAACACGTACTTTTTGTCCAACTGTATACCCGGATGGTACCGTCAATGTAACAACTGCCGATGCCGCTCGTGTTATATTGCAAATATAACGATGTCGTGGGTAATACAGTGGATCAAAATTGATCTTTCTGTATGTACCTGCTGTGCCAGCTGCTCCTGGAGCTGTTGCTAATGCACCAGCAATACGGAAAGCGCCACCAGCAACAGTATCAATTGCAAAATCATAACCGCTCAAGCTTTCTGCGCCTGTAATGCTAAACAACCGTACAATATCACCAGCTGCCATGCCGGTAATTGAAGCTGTTACAATTGGACGAACAACATTAGTTACGCCTGTTACTGCAACGGATGCTGCAAGGGGGTTGCCTGCCATGTCAAGCATGGTAAACCCTGTACCTGCAGCCAGTTCAGAAACAGTAATGGGTTGATTTATATCAGTACCAGTACCAAGCTTGGTAAAAATAGTTCCTTGGCCATTAGTCATGCCTCGCTGAAAGTGATATTCGGCGCCAAAGTCTCCATTAACTGCACTGTATTGTTTTGTTGTGTTATAAACACGAATTTTATCAAAATCAGATGCTATTTTAATTTGCTTGGTTGTTCCATCTGAGGTGAAGTTACCAACGTTTGTTATAGTTCCAGCCATTTTTTTCTCCTATGCAGACAATGTGCAACGTAAATTATATAACCACGCATCATTCAGTAACTGCGGCACAAACGCTGACTTCCATCCAACTTGCACATTCTGAGCTAGTGGGCCTGTATATATTGCAGGTCGATACAAGAACTGCGTTGAATAACCATCCTGGTCAATACATGCATATGATTCTTGTGCAGCAATAAATACATTGTAAACAATCTTGCTATCATTTGATGCAGTAAGTGATTTTGAACCTACAGAAGAAATCATAAAGCGTGTATGTTCAACTGAACCCCATTCTGATGGGAGTACTTTGCTTTGATTTGGATACTCAGCAACAGGAATCCATTTAGCAATATCTTCCAAGTCACCCAATAAATCAGAGTGACAAAGTGCTAGGAAAGCCGAATGTACTGGTGCTGTGCCAAATTTATTTTGACCTTCAATAGTGGTCAAGAATTTTTGGGCATCGTTACCAATAAGGGTACGAACTACTATTGCAAGATCAGCACGAGTAATTTCTGTAGGATTATCAGCTGATGCACCATTGACACAGTTGATCTGTGCTGCTGTTGAAGCAAGCATACGTGATGTTAACTCATCTTCAGTAAGGCGTAATGACTGACCGAGACGTATTGATGCCTGATTTAAAAACTTTTCCTGGTTTTGTATTACAGATTTTTCATTAATTTCAACCCAATTTCCATAGTAATCAATTTTTGCATCGATATCGATTGCGGAAAGTGACTGGGACGGTGGCGTTGTGCCAATATCATCAAGTGGAACTGGCGAACTATCAAGTGGATTACAACGACGGTATCTTTTTGTATTACCTTCATTTCTTGGAAGCGTGTCTTCCATTGCTGCTATTTTATGTATGTAATTTGGTGTTGGAACTGCTAACAACCGATTAGCAAAAGACTGCAAAACTGGTGCTGGCAGAGTTCCTGGACCTGTTATTGCCATATTTTTCCTTAAAGTTAAATGAATATATTAACCTTAAGCCTGACGAGGACTTTTATACAGTCAGGTTTGCGAAACCCGTACAGCGTATATTTAGAGCTCGACGAACACTCATTTACGTCGATTGGTGAGTGAATCCCGTTACACTCACCATAATATAACCATTAGAATGATTAGATTGCAATTTTGAAGTTAAATTAGCTACCCCGAGCCTTTTCAAGCATATCTTTGTACAATTCTGCTTTCATCTCTGGGGTAAGACGATTTGAGAATGCCCCAACCTTTGTAAGAGGACTATCACTCTGCTTTGCTACGGTATTAGATGAACGGGGCTTTCCACTATTGCCCTGAATGCGTTCTTTTTGTAGAAGTGAGGTATTATCAGCAACAATGCCAAGTTTTTTTATCTGCTTATATGTAGCCATAGCCTTAGACTTTAAATTAGGGTTAGAAGCAAGTGAATCAGCAAGGTCAGGGTCAGCCTTCCTGAGCGCACAAATATTGTCATAGCTCATAACTTCATTAAAGTCTGAGTACTTTGCCTGAAGCTGCATCTCAACAGTCTGTTCATGTGTCTGCTTTTTATACTCATCCATTTGCTTGCGTAATGCAGTCATTTCTTTTTTAAGATGGCGCCCCTCAAGCAAATCATCGTCACTGTAATCCGGTTCAGCGGGTGGCTCTGGCTTTTTTTCTTGTGTTACTTGTGCAAAGTACGCAAGAAGATCATCACGTTCTTTTTCAGTCTTCTTTATCTTTTCACGAAGCTCTTTAAAATTATGCTCACGCTCGTCTGTTTTTTCTGGTTCAGGTTTTGAATCAGCTTGAGCAACTTCATCAGATTGTAATTGTTCAGTAAGTTCGTTCTGCTCAAGAACTACATCTTCATTAACAACTTCTTGAGTTTCTTCACTTTCAACTACTAATTCTTTTTCCATTAATTACCCTCATCAATAGGAAATAAAATAAGATCAGACCCCAAAACATCCTCATTATTCAACTCTTTTGCTCGTCTTGCAAGCGTTCCATCAAAAAAATCAAGAACATTGTTCAATAACTCACGCTGATCTGCTGGTATTGATAACGCGTTATGACGCATCCTGAACGATGACTGGCGATCTGGTACAACCCATACTAAATCAACACAATCGTCATTCTTGGTATAACTATAAACAGCCTGATCATAATTGGGCGTTGGGCATGACTTGCGATAAAAAAAGAAGTTGCGGACAACATTAGCTAGTACACGTTCACGTTTGGTAAGCACTACAACGAAAAAGTCTTCATCATACGCATTCTTCCCATCAGCAATCACATCAAACAGGTTGTCCATGTAATCTTTTGTCATGCCTCGTGACAACTCTAATGCTGTTGCATCATCGGCTTCCTTTTGCATGAGATCAGAAGCTATTTTGCCTACCGTATCACGATCTTGACACCACGACTTAAAATTGTCTTTTTTCTTTACCATTACTTTTTAGATTTCTTTTTCTTTTTTGACTTGCCTGCAACATTCATAGCAATTGCAATAGCCTGCTTGCGGCTCTTAACTTTCTTCTTGCTTTTGCCAATATTTAACTCGCCTTCTTTATATTCGTGCAAGATTTTTTCTATCTTTGCTTTTTTCTTACTTTTCTTCTTAGGCATAACAACTCCTCATATCGGGCGGCAAAGCTACCGCCCGTAAATCAATCAAAAAAAACCAGGATTTTCAGCAGTTGGTATTTGTTGTGCAACTTCATTAATACTGCCTTCGTCAAGATGATCAGACTGTTCAAATGCCTCTTGTGGCTTTGGACGGTTCTTTCTTCTTTTCATAGGCATATTAATGGGATCACCAAGAATAGAATACGCAATCGAAGTTGCCTTACCCTTTTTTCGTGGCATTGATGGCATAACAAATCCTATTTTGAGAACCGATAACTGGTGCGTTGATCATTTATCATACGAATTGTTTTATCAAACACACGATCGGTTTCAGCATTGTTATCACCATATGATTGCATGACATATCCAAGCTTTGGATAATCTTTCATGATCACTTCGGTGGGAAGGTTTGCATGCTTGGACGTGTCATTGCTGACACCAGGACCATAGTTCATTTTGTCATAGTACTTCTTCTTAGCCATAACAATCTCCTGTAGAAACTATCCCGTAGGATAAGGATTTTGACCTCTAACTACATTTGGCCGCCAACGGGAGGTTCTTCCGCTGGTGGTATCGGCTCAATACTAGCACCAGGTGGTTGTTGATTGCTAGCATTTTCTAACATTGATAATTGCTGCAAAAACCCCTGCTGCTGTTGTGCTGCTTGAGTTTCAGCAAGCTTTAATGAATTTGCTATAGCTATGAGCTTCTCGAGATTAGCAAGGTCCATATCATCAAGCTCCTTAACAGCCTTGACCTTGTTGAGCAATGCCATCTCATCATCCTTGTTAGCCTCAGCAAGCCGCTCAATTGCAAGTGCTCTGTTCTCTTGGACTCGGCTCGTTCTTTCCCGAGCAAGCCCTCTATCAGCCTCAGCACGTGCTTCCGCAAGGTTCATCTGTGCTTGCTGTAACTGCATTTCTGTTTGCTGCTGCTGCTGTTGCTGCTGCTGCTGTTGTTGTAATTCTTGATTCATACGATCAATAATGTCCTTTTTCCCCTGAATAGTAGCGTTTTCAATAATATCTTCATTCGATATCGGTACACCAAGCTCACGCATTTGCAAAAGTTGAGCAAACTGCAACTGTCTTTGTGTGGTTGTATTAAGACCCTCTTCAACAGC